TGTGTCAAAGTCAACTGAGTTGACACTTAGATTTCGTGAGGACATTACCGGAGCCTTTCTAGTTTGAAGTTGACCGTGATCGGTTTGGGATCATTCAACAAAGAAAACTGAACTTTGATACCATATAAATTATTTTCAACGTTTGGATACACCAGTAGATCTATCAAATTTGCCCGAGGTTCTTGTTGGACGATTGCTCTCGTGAAGCCATCTTTGATCTTTAGAGTTGTGAATGGATCCATTTGTTCAAAAAGCATTGCACGGAGTGAACCACCGAATGTGGGATTGAACTTTTTCTCTCCTGCAATTGTCAAAATTATGTTCTGAATTGAGCGAGATACAGCCTGTGCATCGGTCAACGGAGATACATCTCCTGTGATCGGATTGCGTGTGAGTGATAAATCTAGGTCTGCGTATCTGCTCATAGTAATATGTATGTTATAAGTTGAAAATCTTTTTTGCTACCTTCTCACCAAAGCATGGATCGGCAAGCATTGAAAGGATTGAGAACCCGAATGTGGCTTTGACAAGGTATTCAGTAGCCGCGACAACCAAAGCACGCTCATCGTTGATAAGTGCTTCGACAGATTGATATGCCTGCTGAACACTGTCAGACGCTTCGATAATATTTGTTAGTGACTCGGTACTCGCTCCAGTAAATACAATGTTTCCATTTGAATCTCTGGGTAGCAGTGATAAGGCTGATCTGAAATCACCATCAAGTGCAGCGTCAACACCCTGCATCAATTCTGTGCCGGGACCAAGAACACTGCCAAAGAATTGACTGTAGTTGTCAGTAAGTTCTTCTGTATTTGATAAGGAGTTTGCTGTCTGATTGAACCCTGATGCAAGCGATTGAATTGAGGCAATTCCCGGCATGTCGGAAACACCACCATTTTGATCAAACCCATCCTTACCGATTGCGGTTCCACTCAAAATATCTGATTGCTCTTGCATAAGATTTGCAGCATTTGTAACATCATCAGCAACTCCAGTGATGAAAGCAGCAGCGGTTACTGGTTGTCCAAGATCATCGACACCTGCACCCGGAAGAGGAGTACCCTCGATGGTTCCAGTGTCACTCATGAAAACCGAACCAATCGCATTGTCTACATCATTCAACACATCTCCAATCTTCCCACCAACCTCGTTCAAAACATCTTGAACGGGATTTATAAAAAGTTCACCAGAAATTGCTTTGTTGATAAGATCCAGAACTTCCTCTGGTAGTGGAAGATCAAAAAGATTACAACCACTTAGATCAAGAAAGTCTTGATTGATATTCGGAACGAAATCTGTGTTACTTGAAAATGCACTCATAGTCCTACCTCCACACTAAACGCACACGTAATATTATCTACGGGATCTACAAAAGTGTTTATACTTTCTCCCCGTGCCAACGGCTTTCCACCGACCAATACAGAATAGGTTCCGGTGATAATATTACTCACAACCTTTTTTTCAGGATATGGCGTTACCAATGAACCAATCGTTGCACATGGCTTTCCTTCAATCAACACAGAATAATCTCCAGTGAAGATTCTACCGATTCCCTTTTTGCCACGAACCAAACTTCCTATAATCGCAGGTGATAATCCAGACATCAGACCTCCACCCACGCATTTGTTGAACCATCTGAAATATAAACGTAGATTCTTCCCGTAGAGGTGTTTAGCCAATACTGTCCCACATTTGCCACGGGTGGAACCACTGAGTTGATATATTTGATGTCTGTTGAGTTTGCTCCTCTGATCGAAGAAACAACGTTTGATGTTTTGACAAAGGTTCCAGAGTTCAACGAAGAATCGAAGGTGACACCTGTTGATTGAATCACGGGTCGTGTCGTTGAAAAATATAAAACAAAGTCTTTCTCATTTTCGTTGACACCGGAAATCAAAGATGAATCAGTAAAGGGTCGAGTTGACTCAAATGGAAACTTGAAGGGTCTTCTGTTTTTATTATTTTGATAAAACACTCGAAGCGAATCGATTTCATCGTTACTCAGATCAGGATGTACAGATCGAATTTGATAGTTTGTCATTGGCGAGTCATAGCCATGACCACCCTCTGTAATCATTTCAATAAAGTGATATCGTGCGGTTGTGCCTTTGGGAAAAGACGAGTAAACAGAATATTCAGACTCTTCGTTGAATTGAAAGAAATTGAAATCCTTTGATAAAAGAACTTTGATAAACCTTTCACCAGTCTCGGACAAACCTTCTACATTTTGAAAAGCAGGCATAAAAACTCCTTACGTTGGAATGTCTTCCGGATCAATATCGCTATTGAGTTTGATCGGGAACCCGCGAATCGAGGTTTCAAGACCAGTAATATTTATCTTGCCCAAAGCATTCAGATCAAAGTCCCCAAGAACATTGAGCGAAAGATCACTCAAGGCTGAGATTCTTGTTGCCCCGCTCAAAATAATACTTGATTCACCATCGACTTGAATATTTGCATTACCTTTTACGTGGACATCATTATCTCCAAGAGTCACACTATAATTTTTATTTACTACTTTGAGAACTCTTTCACCATCAGGACCAATCTCTTCAAACGTTCCTGACCTATGATATCTGTGGATTCGTTCTGCACCCGGAGTATCATCAAATTCTTCAACGTGTCCACTCTCCGTGAACTTTACGTGATTGAACGGATACTGTGCGTCGTATCTTGGCGATGGTTCTGCGACCGGGGCGAATGTAAACATTGATTCAAAATGCTTTGCAAATTGATCCAAATTTTCTTGACGATTTTGTATTGGCAGACCACTCTCACCTCGGGCAAGGGAGTTGGTGTCAGATCCGGGTGCAGTAAGACCGGCAGCGTTTGGTCCTTCCTTGAGAGGATAATTTTTGTTTGGATCTTTGAATCCAATGTTTGGGTCTGTGTTTGGTAGAAATGATTCACCACCAATTGTTCCAAGAATCACAGGCAGTTGTGCAAGATCACCATCTCGGAAGAAACCAAATACCCAAGTACCCTCAACTGGACCAATCGGTGCAGTGCCAATACCGCTCATCGCAGCAGAGGTTACAGGTTGGATTGGATGTGCCCATGGGAGATCCTGAGTCGGAAGATCCATCTTATCTTCGGTATGATAGCCAAGACAGCGAACCCTGACTCTACCCAATTTCAAAGGATCACCACGATCCTCAACTACTCCTTGAAACCAACAAAAATCTTTCATATCAATTCTCCGGTGACAGCAAGACTGTCGCATTTGGTTTTGTCTTGAAGTTTCGAATAAGTCCTAATTTCATTCGATGACTTTTTGTGATGAAGTCAAACGTGTGACTTACATTTCTAACGAGATACGTCGTTGACAATTCCTCACTCATATTTTTATTTCTATCGATAGAGGGGAATACACACTGAACTGTATCACCAGCCTCGATGAAATGATTACCTGACATATTTACTTCAATATAAATGTCAGATTCCATGACTCTTTGACTCAACGCAGATTGAGCATTTTCCTCGTGACCATAAGTGTCCTCGTCTGGTGTGTCACCAAAAAAGGTGGTATTGAATCGAGAAGATGCAGAGTCTTTCATAATAATTTTTGATACTCCGTCAACGACATCGATAAAACGTGGGTCACTCGAACTAGCACTAACAACGGGAAATCTTCCGGGGATGACAGAGGACGAATAAACATTATCAGTTTCGTATGAAAAGTTTCGACGATACCAATTTTTCTTTGTGATATCATAAACATACATGGAAGATTGCAATCCACCCTGTGCCATTTGTCGCCTGCGATTATTTGCACCGCCGATTTCAAAATCATCCATGTTGTAAATGTTTAGCAATGGTCCGATGCTTTCATCAAACAGTCTATTGTTGACAAAAGATTTCACTAAAGTCATTACTGGTTTTTGTTCAAACAAAGATTGTCTAGACGCAAGTTTGAATCCTGTTCGTGTCTCCCAGAAGCAGAAACCAGTGTTGCCTTTTGTGTCTCTTAGTTCATCACAAAACTCATTGATTTTTTCAGAAGCCTTGCAGAATGGAAAAGAGTATTTTGTAAATTCTTCGGACTGAGATCCGGTCTTCATTTCAAAGAAAGTATACGGCGAAGTGGTGTAATCGAAAACTTCTTGTGTACCTAAATTTTTTGTTGCGATTGAATTGAAGTCTGGTAGCGGAAGATTTACAGTTTCTAGAGATGTGTTGGCAGGGTCATTCTTATCATAAAAACTTTGACTTGCAATTTGCTGAATGAGAGTAACTGCGTTTCCTTTGTAGGATTTACTTCGAAGAGAAATATCATCGAGGAATCCGGAAAGACTTGTCATGTGAAGATGAATAAACTCACCCGCCTGCTTTGGAGGGCTGGTTCTACTCGTTGTTTTATCAATGCGGAAAAGATACGTTACAGGATTACTTGTTTTATCTGGATCCACCACTCCCCCGCTACCATCTGGTGTGTCACTTGGAAGTGGGGTTCTGAAAGTCATCGCAATAAAACAATTTTCACTCATGTCCAAGGCTTCAAAGATAGCCTTTGTGTCAACCAAAGTAATCGAACCTGAGTAAAAGGTATCTAACAAATTCTCATAAACAAATATCTCTTTGACAAAGTTTCCGGACAGCAAATCAATCACTGAATCTGGAGTGTACAGATAGACCGTGCTGATGACCACATCGTCTTTTCTATCGTACGAACTCTTAGCCATTGACAAGCAACTTTCTCATTTCCAGTTCAATTTGAGTCACGACCGAAGGCAGCGGAACTTTGATAAATGATTTCTTTGCATTTTTATAAAACTCAAAGTCGGAGTTTGTGACTATGCTTGGGGTTACCTGTGATGTTTGTGATACAAGTGCTGTGGGATCTGGATATTCAAAATTTTCAATATTGCTCGCCTTGAAGTCGGCGAGGGAATCATCCCCAAGAATACCAGTTGCGTTTACAAAATTATCTGATTTTGTTTCCATATCATCAAAGTCAAATGTGCCGCTAGTAATACCAAAATTATCAACAATGAACTTGAAACTTTCATCAGTGACACCCTGAGAAATTTGTGGAGTGTCCATCGTTTCTCCATCAGTATTCCCCAGTGTGCCACTCACAATCAAAGACTTTCCAGATGAGTTGCTACCGAAAACAAGATCGCCATCACGGAAAAATTCTCCAGAAATCGAGGCATTGTAGACAGGATCAATTGGAGATTGAAGTTTCTTACCATCAACAATAAAGGAAAGTTTTTTATCATTTGTCAAAGATATGATCACAGTATGGAAGTTACCATCAGCCAAATCATAAATTCTATTTCCGTTGGGTTCATTTGTTGAATTTGGTGCAAAAATATATCCATTGGGTTGGATCTGCTCATCGCCAATGGACGGAGCAGTTTCATCTGTGGGTTGTGATGCAAGAATAAACTTTTTACCATTTGTGTACAATGCCCAGTCAAGAGTTGAAATAACTTTTCGCATGTTGCCGATATAGTACGTGTCTGTACCACTCTGTACACCACTAGAGGGGAAAGAATCATAGGTGTAACCAAATCCAGTTTCAAAAACTTCAAGAGGTTTGAATTTGAAAATAATAGTAGAGGTTGTAATTCCAGAAAGACCCGTTATGGTGAGAGATGAATTTGTTGCACCGACCACCAACGAAGAGACTCCTTCGAATTTATCGTCGAAGGTGAATGAACATGTATTGCTATCTCCGGTTAGCGTCGAGGCTGCACCAGCGGCAGGAACAAGAGATGTTGGCTGATACAAATATTTACCGATAAGAGTATCATCAAACTTTACAAAGTCTGCTACACCTTGAGTAAACCCAATAGAAGTTTGGTCACCGTTGGAATCTGGTGGAGTGCCAAGTGCATTGAAGTATTCACCAGCAGGACCAGTACCAAAGTGATGAAGTGCAAAGCGACCGTCCTCGACGACTCGAATAATATTTGCAGTGGACAGTTCAACATTGTTTGAAAAAATTGAAACCTCATCGTTTACGGCAAAACCACCAGCCTGCTTTTCAAGTTGTAGTTGACCAAACTCTGGATTGTATGATTTGACAAATGCGTACTTTTCTTTATCCAACTCACCTTCAGAAATTTTTCTGATTACCAAGTCACCGGGAGAGAATGTCGCCCCTTGATACGGAAGCGAAGATCCAACGGCACTGAGAAACAGCGATTGTCCTTCATACTTTTTATCAATGTAGGATTGTATAGAAACAGAATCAACAGACAAATCGTAACTTGGGTCAAGCACTTCATTGTAGAGCATGATGATCCAACTCAAGTCTTCTTGACCGTATACCTTCAGAGCCAGTGATTCGAGTGTGTCACTATCGCCAAGTTGATATTGAGAGAAACTACTATCTCTTTCTAGTGATTCACTTGAAAATGCCACCTGTCGGATGATATTTTTCACCCGTGAGATATTATCATTTACAACCGTTAGTGTGTCAGGAAAGTTTTTGAAATACATTAGAATCCTCTCATAACGAATTGCTTGTTCATCGTGATTGCTTGGGTGAGACTAAGTGTCATGTTGACTTGGACCGGAGTACCGTCAACAAAGAACGCCGACTTTGAGTTAGGAGTATAGTTTACATCAATACCTGTCACGAGACATCGACCAATCTTAGGAAGTTCTGTATTTTCTACAAGAGTAATTTTATTCTTTTCTTTGAGCCTACTAACTTCTTCTTCGTCAAAAGTATTGAAATCTTTAGATCTATACAAAATATCTCTATCTTCTGAACCCTCTTGTCCTCGGTTTCTTGCACCGCGACCAAATGAGTCTTTGACATCAACACCGCCAAGCAGTGTCGATCTATAAAATTTTACATCCACTTCGTGTGGTGCAATATATTGAATCGTGCTTGGGGAGAGTTCTGGGAGAGAGTGGAACCTAAATGCCTGAATAATATTCTGCATCATCACGGCTTCCTGCTTACTGGTGGGTGCGAAATTGAATGCGAAAGAAAAAGTTTTCTTATTCACACCCTCAAACATTGTTTCATTTTTATCGTTATCGACCACACCAAGTTGACCGCGAAGACCATTATAGAGATCGATGCCAGTGCCCGTCAGATCCTCTGTGAGTTTGCCGATCTTGTCCGATGCCAATCCCAAGAATCCCTGCTTGATCGACTGAGAGACGGCTGAGACGTTGCCAGCGGCAGCCTCGTATGCGTTTCGCAAGAAGTTCTGATTCTTGTCGGCATAATTCAGATTATCGGCAAAAGAAAGATTTGAGGGAACGTACATAAAAATTCTATCTTTCGATTGCTCGCTCTGTCGAGTGATTCGAACGTCCTTGAATCTTGCCAATGTATTATTATCAGTTGTGATTTGATTCGTAATAATTCGATCACCATTTGGAAGAATACCATCACCCGTATTTGGATCAAATGTTGCTTGATTCTTCAGTTCATCATATTCGTCGGAACTAATAATTTCATTTTGCCCAACAAAAGTTCCGTTTACATTCGATCCACCAGAAACTCTTGTGTATTGTTTCTGTACATCGTACTGAGGACCGTAGGCATAATTTTGCTCTACAAGTGAATTGTTATTTTGAAGAATTTGTCTAAGTTTATCATCCGACAGATCTCCGCTGAACACACTTTCGAGTCCTGCAAGATATGATAAACTTACTGCTTTCAGAGTGTCGGCATTCAAAAGAGAATTTTGCTGAAGATTTGAGGTGTCTCTTTTGAAAAACTCAAAGGAAACAACTGAAGGAAGTTTTGATTCTTTAGCGTCCAACGCATTGAGCGGGTAACGCATGTCACGAATAACATTTTCTTCTCCTAAGATTTCTCCTCTATCATTGAACTTCGATTGTGATGCTTCGGATATTGCAGATAACGCAGCGTCCCCGGCAAAATTTACGAATTGACCAACGGCTTCACCAACAGGGGAGTCCTCATCGACTGCTTTTCTTGCTTCAATGACGGTTTCTCCTTCCATTTGTTGTAAGGTGATCTCATCGCTATCTGCATCACTGGGTGCATCAGGTACAGGTGCAAGAAACTCACCCACTTGACTGGGTGCGGGTGGTCCAGAAAACGGTGGTGCAAATGGATCTGGATCAAAGTTAGCAAGTGCCTCTTGACCAGCACGAATTTCTTGTTGTCTGCGAATAAAATCTTCAACACCGGCTGGTGCATCGCCTTGGTTCAAAAGATTTCGTAGTGCGTCAGTGAACGGATCATCTGCCATGTTTTGCTCCTAAATATATGTATGGCTTATCGTGGCAAGTATAAACCAAAGAATCCAAAGAAGTATATGGGGGATCCAACAAAGATTACATACAGATCTTTATGGGAAAGAAAGTGCATGTTGACTTTCGATGACAACCCAAACATACTCAAATGGGCATCAGAAGAAATTGCCATTCCGTATGTATCTCCAGTAGACCGACAACGGCACAAGTATTATCCGGACTTCATCATAGAGTTGAGAAATAAAAATAATAAAATTGAAACAATTATGATTGAGGTAAAACCAAAAAAGCAATGCCTGCCACCTAAACCCAGAAAAAGAAAAACACAGACATTTTTGAACGAATCAAAAACATACGCAGTGAATCAGGCAAAATGGGCAGCGGCAGAATCTTTATGTAAAAGAAAGGGGTGGGAATTCAAAATTCTCACAGAAAAGGAAATCTATGGTAAATAATCCTGAACTAAACGCCACGATTGATTTTTTTGGAGATTTGCTTCCGACATTCAAAAACACCCTGTCTATGACAGAACAACGATCACGAAATGTTCTGCTGGAAAGCACAGCCGGGATCAACACACCCGGTTATTGTTATATTTTTGGTTATAGTAATCCAAAGGGCTACGAACGTGGAGGGGGACTCAAGTACCACCACATCTTTCCGGCATCAATTATTTTTGATATTGATAAAACTCACGTTACAGCAATCAATCCTTTTTACATGCCACCACAAGTCAGAAAGTATGTCATACCGATTTTGCTGAGAAATTTGTTTGCCAAAACTTCTATAACACTTGAGGATAAAGTTGTATACAACTATGACGCAGTGAATCCCACAGATTTTGGTCGAGCGGTTCGTCCTGCAATCAAAAAGTATCTTAGAAGTCGTATGAGTTCTCAAGCGGTTCGAATCTCTCCCAGCCTTTGGCTCGACGTATATCTTGGAAAAACATCAAAATCTTTGAATAGTCAATTCAGCGGAGCAACCCCGTCAGAAGTTTATCGAGATTATAAAATTCGTTTCTTGAAAGGAACCTAAATAAAAGTATGAGCCTATCCATTCAAAAATTTCTTGGGAGCCTGACAAAGCGTAGACATCAGCGTTTGGACAAGTATTATGTTGTCTTCGAGGCAGAATCCACGGCACTTCGCAGTGCGATGAGAAACAATGGATTCTTTACTAGAGACTTTGCAGAAGAACTTTCAACCAGAGTTACAAATGTTACTGTTCCTGATGTTGGTGTTTATACCACTGATATTATTGAATCCAGTGGTCTTCAGTACAGTCAGCCATACGGCTATAATCTGACCGACACCT